ATGACTAAAGACGGGGAGACCATTACCTCGGACAACCCAATCACGGTTCCGATGCCACTCAAAATGGATTCCAATGGTCAGCTGATCTCCGCAGAAGGCGAGGTCAAGTTGCCCTTCACGCAAGATAAGGTTCTGCTGAAGCGTTTTGCAGTTCTCCCCTCGGGTTGGATAGACAGTGAAGGAGTGGAAGGTTTCATGAAGCGTTTTCTGGCATGCATCCTGGCGATCACGCTATTAATTACCGTGTTTCCGTTAGCGGGCTTGGCTGCCCCGACGGTAACGTATACGAAGGATGACGTCATGTCGGCGGTCAGTGGTGTGGGGCGCACGCCTTCCAACTGGTATAACTGGGCAGGCATCGCACTAGAAACTCTGGGGGATATCACGGAGGCGCAGGCGGAGTCGCTTACCAAGAAGCTGTACACCATCTGGGCGCTCTTGGAGAAGTATACCTATACGATCGATATCAACCATACGCTTCAAGAAGTGCTGACGTCCGCACAGTGGACGGCGCTTACGAATTACCTGTATGTGCATGACCAGCCGGCGCTCAACAATCTGTTTCTCAATATATTGACAACGATGAAGCCCAATATACTGAAAAAGGGCAGCGTGCCGTTAAGCCTCTTGGGCGTGCAGTTTGACGATGCGACCGCCGGCGTCGCGACCATCGTGAAGGTCTACACGACCACCGACATCGCTTCCGGCGTGTACATCACCGACGCCCGCGGGCATCAGATCAGCACCGGCACGGTCACCAGCACCTATGCCGGAACCCTGGCAAGCTTCAACGAACACATCGTAACAATCACTTACCCCTACGCTGGCAGGATATCCGTGCGCATCTGCGGCGTGGACTCCAAGTACCACAGCAATTACTATAACGACACGGTGCTCGTCTCCAAGGCGCCCATCCACAAAGATCCCGGCACTACCACCGAAGTCTACGTCATAAAGGCAACCGCCGGTTCGGCCGCCCTCGGCACCACCACGGAGTTCACGGTCACGACCAACCAGGATGCCGACATGGCCCGCATTTCTGACAGCAAGGGTGAACCGCTGGCCGTCAGCTCCACGTATACCGAAGACCCCGCCAAAAAGACCCGGACGTTCAAGCTCTACTACAGTTTCCCGTCCATCGGCAAGTATACCGTCCGCGCCTACGCAGGCCTCATCAACGGCCCGGATACGCTGTGGAGCAAAAAGTACAAGACGCTCAAGGCCACCGTGGTCGCCCCGGCATCCAGCGCGACGATCTCCAAGGCGACCGCCACCCGCCAGTACCGCGGCGAGCCAGCCACGGTCACCGTCTACGCCTCCACCAGCACGACCCGCGTGCGGCTGTTTGATTCCTCCAACGACCTCGTCGACCTGCAGACCAGCTATACGCTGTCCGGCAAGTACCGCGTATTCAAGCTGACCTACGATCCCAATACGGCCGGCAATCTCAAGGTTTACGCGCAGGCTGGCAACGCCCTGGATTGGAACTCAAAGCGGCAGCTCGTGGTCGTCACCTTCGCGATGCCCTACGTGGCCTCCGCCTCCGCGACCACCGCGCTGCGCGGCACGGCTTCCACGATCACTGTGACCGGTTCCAAGACCGCCACGTCCGCCCGCCTGCTCGACTCCAACATGAACGTGATCGAAACGAAGGCGCTGACCGGCGGCACCTGCACCTTCGCCTGGCCGCAGAATACCGCGGGCAAGAAGACGGTCTACGCGCAGGTCAACGACGGCTACGGATGGAGTTCGTCCAAGTCGGTCAGGGTGACCTTCACGAATCCGACGATCAGTGTGAGCACCACCAAAGTTCCCGCGGGCACCCAGGCCACCATCACGGTGACCGCGTCCAGCACGGTGACTAAGGTTCAGTTCTACACCAATCCTAAGGCGTCGCCGTTTGACGAGAAGGACTCGCCGGACAGCTTCGTGTTCCACTGGACGAGCACCAAGGGCAAGAAGACGATCTACTTCAAGATCTGGGACGGCATCGGCTGGAGCGGATTCATCAAGAGCTATGTGACCTTTACCTGATCGGCAGCGGTCAAAAAGCACAGCGCCCCTTTCCGTTTGGAAAGGGGCTTTCTTTGGCAATCCGGAACAGTTCATCTAGAAAGTAGAAAACCTTCGACGCGTCAGAATACACACGGATCCGCCAACGCCGCCTCTGCGGACCTAAGCGCACAGCTCAGCACTATATACCGGTTATTAACCGAGTCCTTCTCTGCTTCGGTCATTTCAAGGATATGCTCCTCCGCGGCCTTTAAAAGTTTTTCGATCGCTGACCGAAGTCTTGCGACCTTTTCCGAGTCGGGATCGGGTGTCTCTTCAATCGGAGGCTCGATCCTGGCCTGCCTTCCGGAAAGGGTATCGAGGCACCTGGAACGAAAGCGTAGTTCATCGATCAGCTCCTCGCGACTCCCCCGTAATTGTTCAAGGAGCGTTGCCGCTTCAGGCGGAGGTGGAAGACCGCCGGGCAGGTTGATCCGCACTCGGTTCTCCGGAGTCAGTTCAATGATGTACCCCATCTCCTGCAACCTGTCCACACAGGCGGACAACATCATAAAATTTCCTCCCCCTGCTCCCTCGCCGGTTCATCTGTCTCCGCAGTCGGCGGTGGATTGTTCAAATAGACCGTTGGAATCCAGCGCGGCTCGGCCTTGCGGCCCGTCGTTTTGTCCACATCCTGAAACGCGGCTCTTCGGAGCCAGCCTTTATCCAGCAGCGACTGCAGCGCCGGGCGAACCGCTTCGGTGTTCGGAAACATCGCTTTCCGTCCCTTGACCCAATGATACGCTTCGCGGGTCGTGAACGTCGCTGGGCTTTTCTGCCTTATGGCCTCAAGAAGGATCGACGCGGCGCTCGTGCCGGAGGACACCGGCATGGACGCGCTGGCGACGCGGGCGTGCTCGATCGCCCACCGCGCGATGCACACCGCACGCCGTAGCTGCACGGCACTGATCTCCGTCGCGTTCGGCGACTCCATCATCGTAAGAGTCGCCGCGATCCGAAGCGTCTGGCCATCCAGTTTGCCTCCCCAACCCCAACCCTCGAGCGGTTTCAAATCCCCACTTCTCCGCTCCTCAAGTTCCTGCCTCCAGGCATGAAACGCCTTGGCAGCGTCTGCTGTCAGCGTCAATTCCCGGGGTTCATCCGGCTGCGGCAGATTGAGAAGCCCCAAGATCATCTGGTCATACGCTCGGGATACGCTGTCCGGGATGTCGGGCACATCGATGACGCGGCGGCCGGAGAGCGGCTCGGGGACCCCAAGCAAAAACCGTGCCACAAGCCCGCGCCCCACCGCCTCCCGGCTGGAAAACAGATCTTTGATGATGGACGGCTGGACCGCCAACACCATTGAGACCGTTGCCCTCGATATGCGAACAGCCTCCCGGCCGACCCGGTGGATGCTGACGGCCTCCCCCGAATACCCGTTCAACAGGAAATCCAGGTTGGGCATCTGACTGTAGCGGCCCAACGCCGTACCGAGCACGCCTCCCTCCGGCGCGACGATCGCGATCCTTCCCCCATTATTCGCCGCCAGAACCGCCGCCTGCTCAGGAGTCGTGTCACCCACCGTCAGCGTCAGCGACGTCGTGGGCTTGAACGCGTGCAGCTCTGCCGTCAGGCGTGCGACCTCCGCCTCGTCCAATTTGGCGCTCGCGTGTTCCAGGGCCTTTTCCATCATTCTTCTCCTGGCGCTGTCCTGCCGGATGGCGAGTTCGCGGGCGTCGTTGACCTCGTGCTCCCATCGGAAGATTCGCTGGAAGATCCGCGCGAATACCGGGCTTTTCCGCTCGGACGGCGGCAGCACCACGCCGATGTAAAGCTGCACCGGCTCCAGCCAGTCCCTCTTCGCCCGCACGGCAACCTTACCAAGGATGGCGACGGATACAGCACCGAGGATCAACAGGGCGACGAGGGCGACTGGGCACTGGAATGAAACCGCGGCGGCGGTGGCAAAATCGCGCGCCACCCCCGGTAACCAAGCGGGATCAAACACGGGCGGAGCGGGTGGGTCCAGCGGCTCGGGCGGCTCCCAGCCGACATCGGAGCCTGGCGGCCGAAACCCCGCGGCGACGCACATATCGTAGCCAGCTCGCGCTTCTCTGGCCGGGCGCTGGCGCTCATACTCCCGCTTGGCACGCTGCTCCTCCACATCCTGCTCCACTGCCGCCCGCAAGGCGGGCGATTTCTCCATGAGTTCATCAAACCTGCGGCGCTCCTCCTCCATCCGAGCCTGTTGCCTCTCCCGTAAGGAATCCGCGTCCTCGACGGGCTCAGGTTTTGAAACCGGTGGTGTGGTCCGTGCCCTTACGCCAGCCGACACCGGGTCAAACCAAGGTAAGTCCTCATCCGTCCCGTTCCTGGAGATGACTTCATCTGTAGGATCACTCAAAGGAAAACCTCCCCCTAGATGGTTTCATCCACGTTCACCTCGGTCTGCTTGCGTAGCCAGACATCAAGTGCCGCCACCGGCACCAGCAGCCTCCGGCCAATCCGGATGGCCGGGAACCCCTTCGCGTGGCAGAGTGTATAAGCCGTTGCCCGAGAAACATGCAGCTTACGACCGACTTCCGAAACCGACAGGCAAACACGAGTGACTTCTTCCATAAAACGACCCCTTTCTTTATCGTGACATAGCTTTCAATCTGGTCGCGCTGAGTTATTATAAACCAAACACGGCAAACGTAAAGGCCTCACCGTGCACACATATATTTAAGATATTTTGGCATATTGCGCTATTATAGTTTAAAAACAAATGCGCGTTGTCCAAATCTCTTGCCGTGAAAAAAGATGAATTGAGAATCCTCAAAAACGAATTGAAGATTCTCAATATTGATTATCATGTTTTTAACAAGACTTTGGTTTTAAGAAGTCGCACCAACGTGACAACTTGGATTCTTATGTTATACTGGGTTCTAATAATCGCACCAACCAACGACTGGACGACTATTATTGAGGAGGAACTAGCCCATGCCACGAAAGCGCTCTAATGGCGAAGGAACAATCCGTCTGCGCGCCGATGGTCGGTGGGAGGCGCAGTACACCGCGGGGTACCGGGCGGACGGCAAATCGATCAGGCGCTCCATCTATGGAAAGACGCAGGCGGAGGTTTCAAAGCGCTTGCTCGAAGTGCGCGGTCAGGTCTCGCGCGGCCTGTATGTGGAGCCGGACAACATGACACTTGCGGATTGGATGGACATCTGGTTCAAGGAGTACGTGCTGCTGTCCAAGAAGCCGTCCACCGCGACAAGCTATGAGGACAGCATCAAACTGCATATCATCCCCTATCTGGGCAGGAACAAGCTGCAGAAACTCCGCCCCGATCAGGTGCAGTCAGGCTTCAATGAGCTCGTTCGGAAGCACTATGCCCCTGCGACTATCCGAAAGGCGCGCACGATCCTGCACACCGCCCTCCAGCGCGCGGTGCGCAACCATCTGATCCTGACCAACCCCTGCGAGGATATCGAAATACCAAAGGAACATCAGGATGAGGTTCGTTACTTCACGGTAACAGAACAAAAGCGCTTTTTGGAGGCGCTGCCGGACAATACCCCCGGCCGGGCGCTCGGATTCATTTTGGGAACAGGCCTTCGCGCCTCAGAGTGTTGCGGGTTACGTTGGTGCGACGTGCACCGTGATGAGTTCACCGTGAGCCATACCATCCTGCGTAGCCGTGATTTTGAAAGTGAGGAACAAAGAACGGTGCTTACCAGCGGCACGCCCAAGACACGGGCTGGCGCGAGGACGATCCCGCTCTCCAACAGGCTTAGCGAGATCCTGGTGGAGCAACGCAAGGAACAGCGGATCATACGGATGAAGTGCGGCTCAAAGTGGAACGATCAAGACTTGGTGTTCACCACAGCGCTGGGTACGCCGCTGGAGGGCCGCAACCTAACCCGCGCGCTACACGAGGTACTGGACAAAGCAGGGATTGAGCGGCTGGGAGTGCACGCGCTCCGGCACACCTTCGCGACCCGCGCGGTCGAGAACGGTATGGACTACCGCACGCTGTCGGAGATCTTGGGGCACGCAAGGGTAGCGATCACTATGCAGTTGTATGTGCACTCAACCGATGAGACCAAGCGCAAGGCGATGGCAGCCATGGACCGGTTCTTGTAAGCCATAGGATACACTTGATCAGGACGACCCGGCTTCGTGCCGGGTCGTCTCCATGTTTACGCGCATTTAACGGATCACATAATAAACGGATAGGTTACGCGTCCGATATAAATAACAGTGCCGCATGTTTCCAGTCTCTGCCACCGGGTTACCTTCTTTTTGACACCATTCCCGTATATGTTGGTAACGTCATACCTCTATCTACGACAGCATTGAGGCTAAACGAATGAAGAAATGGATACTAAACTTGCTGGTCATAGCTATTGTCTGTGCGCTGTTGGTATCGCCGCTGAGCGCGCTTGCAACAAATGCGAGCCAGTATCATTTCCAGGCTGGCGACTTGGTCTGCGTCCGTGCTTCCGCGTCCGTGTATACCTCAAACGACGGCAAGTGGGCACTAGCAGATGGCGCCTCTAAAGAATACTTTGGCACGCTCAAGGAAACCAAGAAAGTCAAGGTCGCCACATCTCGTGGCAAGCGAACGGTTAAATTGTACGGAGTTCAGATTGATGAAGGCGGCGTGGAACTCTGGGCGGACGACATCGCCCCAGCTATTATCTATGATGATCAGGTGATCGCCTACGACGCGTACAAGGGCTATATGAGCGTTGATCTCACAACTTCGAGTGTACGCTGGGCCGTGTTGAACGATGGCCTAAACGTCGCCAGTGCGCTCCAGCAGGCGCAGAAGAGCCTTGGCTATGGTAAGTACTTCAAGGTGAAGGTGGAGTACTTCGCTTGGGAGCTGATCGCTCATGCCTATGCGGCGGAGTTCGGTCTGCCGGAGTATTCCCGGTCTTCTGTGGCAGACTGCGACGTCACGAAGACGGACGACGAGACGGAATTCATCATCGACGTCGCCCGCGTGCTTTGGCAGAACGGTCCCGACAAGACTTGGGTCTGAGAGTCCTCTTCTCCGCTTCTAACACGTCCGAGCTTCTAATAAGCTCGGATGTTCTTTTTGTTCTCATGTTCTCAGTGGCGTGCGCAAAGGGAAATTGCTATGAGTTTTGTTCTCCTGTCCGGGGGTTTTGTTCTCAAGTTTGAGGATTTTGTGCCCCCGCCAGTCAGCCCGCAGAATTAAGCATTCAGCACAAAATACAGCTATAAATATCAAGCAAAAACTATAAAGCGGTCAGTGTTGCGGTCAGGCTCATTTTGGAGCGCTTACGAAACTTCCGAAACTGGTGAAACCCCATACAATATAAAGCAAAAACCCACCATTTACTGGTGGGTTTGCTGGTGGAGCATAGGAGACTCGAACCGCATCGAGGCATTGAATATTGTAGAAACTGCAATGAGAATCCTCGATAATTGAGCGGAATTTTTGAGGATTTCCTACAATGGCAAGAGGATGTTCAATACGCCTGTGGGTGGGGATTTGGGTGGCAATAGATCATTCATTCTATTTTGTATTTCGTCATAATTTCTTTCTTATTCTCCTCGGTTAGTGTCTTATACTCATCTAAATACATTCGTATAATCTCTTTAGACTTCGCATTAATTCTTCCAAACCTTTCTGTCTTAGAGAACATCTCCAGATCTTCTGCAACGCTATTAATTCCTACGATAGACATATATGCCGACGTATAAAATGCGCAAAATATTAGTGAATAGCGAAACCATTCGCCAACAATTTGCACATTCTTTTCATCTGGTGCACGATATATGAAACGATATACTTCTCCGGTTGAAACAGTCAGATCAATAAGTGCAAATTCACGATATGTATTAACGAAATTATCCTTGGTCACAATATCGCATCGTGCCTTATCAATAATCATCTGCCGCAAATTGTCATGATAATCTATTATAAAATTTCTTGTTTCCTTTTTTACTCGCGTCCTCTTCGAAACCTTGTTCGGATTCGTAATCAGAATATTCATAATTTGATCTTTATAAATTTTTTCAGTTACTTCCTGAAGAAACAACGATAAAATATTTATCGGATCATATGTTGGCATTTTGCACTCAAAGTCGCACTTTGTTTTATCAATCACATGTTGCACCAGTCTGTCGTACGTTGCTCTCTTCCGGTTCTTTAGCAAAGACAACAATAGTTCATAGATCTCTGAATCATACCCAAATCTGCGTAGTTCGTTGTAAACTTCTTCTACATCATTAACATATTTGAATATATGTAATGCATAAAAATAGTCAAGAAATGACCTGTGAAAAAATTTAAATGTATCCTCATTCGCTCCTGGAACAAACAGTTCTGTGCGATTAGCGCAAAACTTAAGGAATTCAATTACAGCGTTGATCGCATTCGCTCGGCTCTCAAACGTGCTAATATTTACCTGCACCAAAGCTTCTTTTACTTTGTCTCCTTCTATTTCTTGGTTATTTGGTGCGCATAGTTGTGCCAACCGAGTAAATGTATCCTCATTCATAAGCGGCTGGACCCTATCCCAATTGTATCCAAGATTCTTTTTCTCTTCAACTTCACGTTTGTAAGAAATATACTCGAAGCATTTCTGATACAGATCGAGTTTATTATCAGGCAGAGCCCTTTCGGCCCTATAGATCTTTACAAGCAAAGACAATATCAGACAGCTCCGCAGAAACCCTTTATCAATTAATGTCCTTGTTCTTGTTACGAAGTCAGTTTTGTCGCATTCATCAAATCTCCCTAAGTGAATTATGTTATCGATATAGCTGTTTATCTGCTCCGTTGTTAGCGGCTGTATGTACAATACAGTGCACTCTTCTCGCATTTTGATAAATCCTCTACTTCGAGATGTTATGCATATTTTGTTATTTGGGTTTTGACAATACAAAAATGAATTAATAATTTCGTGGACCTCATTTCGATTTTCCTCTCTAACCTCATCAAGAGCATCCAGCAAAATTATGCAGCTACCCGAATCCAGGTAATGTTTGATAAAATCTTCAGTAAATTCGGTATATCCCATTCCGCTTGAATTTACTAGGCAATCTTGAAAGTAACGCATAACCGTTTTCGTGTTTCCATTACCGTCAACAAAGTTTTTTAAGTCCCCATGAATAATGAGACGTTCTTCTTTTCCGAATAGGCTCATTTTATCAAAGTTAAGAATTACATTTTTCAAAAATAGCGATTTCCCGTACCCTGCACCTCCGACAATATATATTACTCTATCGCTATCAAAGATATGCATCCATCTTTCTGAAGCGCAAGATAGTTCATCGGCATCATTTCTTCTGGGCATCTCATCGCCATAGCCAAGGACAGGTGCAACATAGAACTTATTAAACTCGAAATAGTCAAGCAAATATATATGGGCTTTGCTCAGCCTATGATTCACTATTTTTTCATATTGCTCCTTTATAGACGTATAATCAGCCCTATTTGGCATCACCTCAAACTTCATTGCCATCTGAATCTGCTCAGAGAATCGAGATAATTGCATTGATATGACTTTTCCACTTGTCTGAATTGTATCTTGAATAAATGCAGTCATTGCTTTTTCCGGTTGACTGAGTTGTGAGTAAAGATATTCTTTAGATATGGCAAATATTTCATCAAGTATACATTCAACGTCGCTTGACTTGATCGCAACAACGCTCTTCTCTTTAGAACGGACATATCCATCAGTTATGTATCGGATTACATCGGATTTCAGTACGTTTGTTTCGGGAGAGACTTTTATCCTCTTTCTCAAAGTCTCAGCCATCACACCAGTTACTGCGAAAAGCATATAACTACGAATAATATCAGTAATCTGTACCGTATTTAGATAGGCCAATATTGATTCATATTCGTCAGGTAAATCTTTCTTATCTCGAACTTTTTCAGAGACATATTCACTAATCTCCCTTCTAGTCCGGGTTGAAAGCGAGCCGCCGGAAGAGAAATATTTAGCTAGGTCGTAGACAGCGCTCGACACAAGATTAATTAGCATGCTAGAAATTATTACATTCATACTATTCACCTCTGCTGTAAATCCCATCAATTCGAGCGTCTTGTGCGAAATCCTAACTAGATATGTTATATTCCGCTTTAGTAATTGTATACCTCCATCAAAAAATATGCAAGGGCATCTTTAGCAGATCAGCAACTTTGATTCCCGCGTCAGCCTGCCCACTCAGACTAGTCTATTCCATTTACATCCCTGCATCCTTCAAATGTCTATGCGTATCCTCAAGTTCTTGGCAACACAGACAAGCTGATAGCCGCCGCGTTCTTCAGTACGCCTACCGTATTTTGTGTCAAAAGCGTGATTTGGCGCTCACAGGTAAAGTAAAAGCCCCGCTGCCTCTCGGACAGCGGGGCTGACACTATGCGGGTTTTACCGTATCATCTTCATCGTTTGCATTTTTCTCCTTTTCTCCCCCATCCTTCAGCTGTCCAAGCATATCCACCAGCTTCTGCGGCACCGGCAAGCCGATAGCCGCCGCGTTCTCCAGCACGCTGATGCCTTCATTCGCAGCGTAGAACGCCACCGCCGCCGTGCGGCAGACCGCCTGCAGGTTCAGCGCCACGTCGACCTGCGCCGCGACGATCACCACACCGAAGATCGTCAGCTTGCGTAGGATGCCGATGAAGCCCACCTTGGAGGACAGCTTCTTCTCCTTGATCGCATTCCAAATGCCGGTGATGTAGTCCACCACCATGCAGGTCACCAGGACCTTCATCAGTGCATCCCAACCTCCTGCCAGGCCAAGCGCGGCGCCCGCCACGCCTGCGCCCCAGTTTGCGATGCTGTCCCAGTTGAACCACCGAACGACCTTCTCCATCATGATCACTTCGCCCCCTCATTGACCGTCTTGACATAACCAGTCGATACGAAGCCGTCCATGCCGTTGTAGGTGACCGCCTGCCAGCCGTCCACGCTGCCGTCGCGCTTGATCGCAAACCGCCCCTTCGGGATGGCGGCCAGCGCCTTGTAGGTCGCGCCCGCGCCCTGGCGCACAGCGACCTTTGCAGTGGCCTGCACGATGCCCGGATACTCGACGCCGCTGTGCTTCCTCCCGGTGAAGAACGAGAGCGGCACGTTGCCCGTCAAGCGGTTCAGGTCGCAGGTCTTGTCGGAGATGCCCGGCACCGGCCCAACGCTGGTGTACTGGTGGAGCGCGCAGGGATTGTCCGGGATGTTGGAGAGCCAGCCGGTGTTCTTCCCATAGTTCGCCAGCCACACGAAGTCAACCAGCGCGGCGACCATCTTCTTGTAGCGCGCCCGCCAGCGGAACGACCCCATGTAGATGCCCAGGCAGGTGATGCCCAGCTTCCGCGCCTCGTCGAACGCCGCGAGCACGGCCACCTTCGGATACCAGCCCTCCACGTCCAGGACGTAGAATCGCGGCCCATACTGCGCCGTCGCGGCGTACATCTTCTGTACGAACTTCCGCGCGCTGGCCTCGGTGAACGCCTTGAAAAACACGTACACGCCGAACGGATAGTTCCGCGCCTTGCACTTGGACATGTTGCGGGCCACCTGCGCGTCGATCAGCAGGTTCCCCCGCACAGCGCGGAAGATGGCACAGTCGGTGCCCGCGCAGAACTTGTCGAAGTTCTGGATGGCGCCCTGATTGTCGCTGACATCCGGGAAGATGCCGCGCACCGGGTAGACGATCTCCCCGCCGGGATCGACGGACGGCGTCTCGACAGGCGGCGTGACAGGCTTCGCCGGCCAGCCGTTCACGGAGATGTCCACCAGCTTCGCCAGGTCCGCGGCGTCCATCACGCCATCGACAACCAGCTCGGCGGCCGCCTGGAACGCCTTGACGGCCGCCAGCGTCTCGGCGCCGAAGTCGTGGTCGGTGCCGCTCTTAGGGAAAACGTATTTCAGCCCGGCCAGCAGGCGCTGCATCTTCCCGACGTCCGGACCGAAACAGCCCTTCTGGAGGATGCGCCCGCCCAGCGGGTAGGCCATAGACCCGTTCGAGAGCACAACGACGGTGTGCCCCTGGTGCGCCGTCACGAGGATGTCGCCCCGCTTCAGGTACGTCGAGCTGTGGACGTAGCGCCTGTCGGTCAGCCGCTCGAACTTCTTGGTCGCCACCAGGATCGCGGCCATGTTCGCCGTGGTGAACTTCGTATCGCCGAGATTCAGGATGATCCCGGCGTAAGCCATGCAGACGCGAACCAGCGCGCTGCAGTCGGTCTCGACCTTCTTCGCCGTCAGCTTCGACACGTCGAAACCCAGCGCCGCGACGGCCGCGTACAGCGTGTCGCGCTGCCCTTGGTCGTAGCCGATCAGGTTGTTCTTGCAGGCCATCTCCATGCACACCGCGATCTTCTCCGCGACCACCTCGTCCAACGGACGCAGCAGCACCCACGGATTCAGCAGGCCGTGGTCGTACCAATCCTGCGCCATCACCTCGCGGCCGGTCTGATCGCCTGCCGCGCCGCCGCGCGCATGCCCGTTCTCGTCGATGCGCGCCGATCCAACCCTTACCATCTGTACCACCTTCCCGCCCAGCCGGGCAAAAGATTGCACCGGGCGCAAATCCGAATGCACCCGGCGCATAAAAACAGCGCCCCCGGCGCTTAACCGATCTGCTCAATACTGGCCCAGGTTTGTGTGCCATCAATCGTAGCGGAAGCCGAATACATAAACGCCATCGGCCACACCTTCTCCAAGGCGGCTGCCGAGAACTCGAAGGTATGCTCCAGCCACATCTGAGAACTGCTCCAGGCCAACCCCAAGCAAATGTCATATAAGTTTGCTGCCGCGACCATCGACGCCTCTGCGAGATAATTAACCGTCGGTGGCGTCCAAGAAGAAGCAAACTTGGCGATGTAGCTGACGATGGGGCTGCTGCTGGAGCCGCTTTGCATGCGCACCTTAAGCGTCACGCGGTATTTGCCATCCCTGGGGATAACCCATCCCATTTGCCGTGTGCCGCCGGAGCCACCGAGCAGAAGGGTATACATACTGTCGTCGTTGCGTTCCACCGTCTGGAACGCAAACACCCAACAGTATTTGTTGGAGTTGTAGGTCATGCTCTCCGCCGTTGGCGCGGACAATTTGCACCAGGGCTTGATTTTTGCCAGAAGCGCAGTGATCACGGCTGCCGATGCGAAAGTAGGGGACGCGTTGAAAAGGCCGCCAAGGTCGAACGTCGGTGCCTTCTCAAATTCTGCCGTGTTCCGGAAGATCGTGGTCGACCCGACATCTAACCCCGGCCCGCCGCTGACCACGCTCTTGCCGATGGCGACCTGCTTATTGACCGTGTCCACGTCCATCGTCACGGTGCTGTACAGGACTTCCTTCAGGTTTGTGATTGGGTTTGAGGCCGGGTAAATGAGATCAGCAAGCTCGGCCTTCAGGTCATACGAGGACGCCGCCGCATAGGTAAGCGCCAGTTTCGTCGCGCTCCAGGTCCCGGAGTACGCCGAAATTGTGCAGGTCGTATCCAGCGTCCAGGCGCTGTCAGCTTTCAGCTTCCGGTAGATCTTCAGCACCTTCGTGTTGACGTTCCCAATCGCGGACACGGCGTAAGCCACCGTCGCCTTCACGTAGGTTCCGTCATCGCTCGACGTTCCATCGGACGTGCAGCGCTGCACAGTGAAGGTCGGGATGGTCGGCGCAGAGTAGGCATAATACATGAAACTATACGACATAGCCTCAATGTCGTAAATCGTGCCGTCGTTCCCGCTCAAGAGGATCGCGCTTCCCCACATGCTATAAGCGGTGGCATCTGTGAAAAGAGAGGCGTCAGGCGAAAAGGCGATATCGATATACGTCGTCGCGCTTCCGCTTGCCGTGGAAATCGAAACGTCTTTCTGCGCGACGCTTTTCAATGCCGTTACGCCATCCGACTTACCAAGCGTCAAATTAAGGGTGAGCTTATTGTCCTTTGACGTGGTAAGGCCCGACCAGGCATAAGCAACGGTTGCCCGCAAAACAGACTGGGTGATGTGCTTGTTTGCGGAAAATCCGGATGGAACATAGGTGTCGGAATACGTGATGCTGGTAATGCTTGCGGAAGCCATAAAACGCCCCCCTTATTTGATCTTGAACCCGTTCGCCGTGGGGATTAAGGATGCCGACTCCCCGATCTTCAGCGCCGTGCTCACTTTCACCGTGGTAAGGTAGGTCATTTGCTCCATCATCGCTGCCGATTCCGGAAATTCCGCGCGCGCACGCGCATCGCTGCCTTCGAGCGCGGGATTTTAAACCCCGTCATGCCCCGGAGAACCGCGTCGCCGTACTGCGCCTTGATGCCCTCCGCCAGCGCATCCCGCGTCGGATAGAGGATCGACAGGTCTGGGAAATCCCGCTTCAGCGAGTTATGGCCGAATTCCAGAATCTCCATATAGTCCGGATACGCGCTGTTCGTCGCGTTTTTGTTCGGAGCGGAGCCGCCCATCTCAACGCGCGTGCGGGTCCCGCTCTGGTCCGCCTTGCCGTACAGGTTGCCCCGCGCGGTCCCGGACCGGTCCACCCACGGCGCGTCGGTCTTGGCAGCGCGCTCAAACTCGGACGCGGCCGCTTCCGCGAACCGGAGCGTGTTTTTCTGCGCCCGCTCCTTCAAAGCCGCGGTCGCCCAGAGGAAATCGCTGGTGTCGATCTTGAAGCCGTCCATGCGCTACACCTCCGCAAGCTGGAGGAACACGCGAACGTCGCCGCGGTTCTGGATGTTGCGGACCGTTCGCTTCACGCCGTCCGGCAGCATACAGACGTCGCCGTGCTTCCACTGGGGAAGATCGGCGCGCCAGATGACCGTCACCCAGAGCGCGTCATCGTCGGCATACGTCTGGCCGGCCTGGGCGACCGCCCACTGGTCCGGCCGGGCGCCCGGAATGCGCCAGCATTCCACGGAGCCGAGCGACGTGTTCTCGTCGGTCGGTTGGTTATACGCGTCCAAAACCGGACGCGAAAACACCGCCGTCTCGGTGGGGAAGCGCCGGCAGACCGCATCGACGCGCCTCCGCATAAGTTCCATGTTCACGGCATCACCATGCCTTCCCGCGGTACGGCGTAAGCAGCGCAGCCGCGGCCGGCGCAAGCCGGTCCAGACCGGACACCGCCTGCCCAGGCGTGACATAGGTGACAGAGTAGCCATCGAGCCGCTCGGACACCACCTGCTGGCCGTCGTTCTCGGCCGCATGGGAGATTGCCCGCCAGATCAGCGCGCACGCCACCTTGATCGGCATCGGCATTGCATCGGCAGGGAAGCCGCCGATGTACTGCACGCGCAGCCGCTCGCCGGGCGCCGCGTTCCGCGGCAACGCCAGGATGCCGCTCATTTCGCACATTTCACAGCCATCTACCTCCTCGCCGTCCAGCGTGACGGAAACCAGCGAATCAACCGGATACGCGTGCAGCAGGACGGTACGCCGGCCGCACAGGTCGAACGTCTCGTCCCGGTCGCCCTTGCAAAGCGCGCGGTTCAGGTAGCCCTCCGCCACCTGCTGTGCGGCGAGAATCGCCGCTTCCGCCGCCGCATCTGTGGCGAAAGTCAGCCCGGACAAATCGCGCATTTCAGCGGCCGTCATGCACATCATCGCTATCCCCCCACAAAAAGCGGCGCGCCCGTCATGGACGCGCCGCCGTTGGTCTTACGATCAGGCGCTCTTCATGGTCAGCGTCTTGATCGCGTCGGTGTTCAGCAGAGCGCCATCGTAGCGCCGGTAGGCGAGGAAGCCCACCTGACCGTTCAGCGCCGCGATCTCGTTCAGGCGCTGGAAGTACAGGCCCTTGCGGTCCAGGATGCGGTACCGCTTGAAGTCGCCGAACAGCACCGCCTTCTTGCCCGCCTCCGCCGCCGGCATGGTGTCCGACGTATACAGGGGATGAGAGAGCAGGATGTCGGGCTGGCCGGCCACAAGGCCCGGCTGCCACAGGTACTGGCCGTCGTTGCCCTTCAGCTTGCGCAGCTTCAGGATGGTCGAATCGGCCATCAGCCAGGAACCACGCGCGCGGTACTTCTGGTTCACAGCGTACAGCAGGTCGAGCAGTTCATCGGCCGTGATCGCGGCAACAGCGGCAGCGGTCGCGCCGGTGCCGGTGAGGAAGTGCTCCTCCTCCAGATCGGCGAACGCATAGCCGAAATCGTCACGAATCCAGGCTTCCATGTCCAGGAACATGTCCTGCAGGGCCTCGGTCGTGATGTAGGCCAGCGCACCGACCTTGTACGCCTTCATGGCCTTCTTGTCGAAGTCCGGCTTCGACGCGGTGAACGCGGCGCCCTCGGCGACCAGGTACGCCTTCGTGTGGGCGGTCGCAAACGGGATCTCGATGTCCGAACCGGAGGAACGGACGTCCGCCAGCTGACGGATCACGTTCTGCTTGCGGATCTCGTCAAGCAGCGCGCGCTCCATCTGCGCGGGCGCGAGCACGCCGCCGGTGGCGCCGTCGCCGCCCAGCGACACACCCAGAATATCGCGCAGTTCGGAGCCGACGCGCGCATCGGTGCGCAGGCCGGCGTCCTGCACGCCATACGCCATGTACCGAAGCAGGCTGCGACGGTACTCGGTGCCATCGGTGGGATCGGCACGCTGGCCGTCGGTGCGGCCCGGCTGCTGGCCGCGGTTCGGGTTCTGCTCGCCGTTCGCGGAACGAGTCACGCCCGCCTCGCGGTCCGCCAGCGCCTGCTCGCGATTGATCTTCGCGGTCAGGGAATCGTACTCGGTGTTGAAACCGTCGTACTTCTGCTGCTCATCCGCGTTCAGGTCGCGGTTCTCCGCGTAGGCGCCGTCCAGGAGTGCGCGAGCCTGCGTCAGAGCGGTCGCGCGCTGTTCCATCCAAGCCCGAATCTTCTCATTCATGAATACCCCTCTCCTTCATTTTCAGGTTGATCTGTTCGCGCATCACCTTGACGCGCGCAGGCGAGAAGGCCGGAGCCGCCTCCCTGTGTTCCGCCAGCACATCCGCACAGCTTCGCACGTTCGCGCTCGTTTCCGGATAGGCCGGATAGGTGACGATGGACACGTCGAACAGGCGCACCTCCATGAGCGTGCGCTCGTCGATGCCGTCCGCCGTCCGCCAGTCATCCCGGACCGTCTGAAAGCCGAAGCTGCACTGATTGATGTCGCCGCGCTTCACGCTCTCGGCCAGGTCGCGCGCCCACTGTGTGTTCGGCGCCGTCACCTCGAAGTGCAAGCCGCGGTCGTCCTCCGAAAGAACCAGTGTGCCGGACCGGTTGCGGCCCAGCACGTAGTTCTTGTCGTGGTTGAGCAACGCGCGGACATCGTCCGCGGGGAGGGATTTCGAGAATGCTCCGGGCGCGATCTGTTCCCGGAAGCCGCCCAGGTCCTGGCTCCACGAATTGAAAAGCGCCGCGTATCCTTCGAAACGCAGCGCACCGGAGCCGTCCTCCGCAGGGGAAGCGCGCACCTCCGTAGCGAACGCGCGCACCTCCATGACAGGCTTCGTCTTGCCAGTCAAGCGCATCACCGTCCTTTAAAAATTCCCATAAAAAAACCGCCCTTTTCAGAGCGGTTAGGCTAGAACCGTCGCTAATTGCTAGCGGCGTATCTTCGGCGAATTTCACTGCTTAGTGCCTGTTTCGTAAGATACGATGATTTTCTTGCACTCTTTGCATATTTCACATGGGACATCGATGTAGTGCAGTCGTGTTGCATATGGGCCATCCAACACTACCCCACCTTTCTTTACAACGCTTTTCACAGTGACAATCATATTCAAACTCTCATTCTTAGGCAGGTAAAACATACCTGGCCCTTCTGCTGTTACTAAACTTCCTGATTCCATCTCTTGATTACAGTACGGACATCTCATTTTATCTCTCCTTCGCCCGACAAAATAAACAATCCATTCCTGATAAAGTCGTTTTGGCAAATCTGATTAAGCCTTTCAAACAGGCAGCGTTATTTTGATTTTAGCACTTGACTACGTCAGCGTCAAGCCGATTAAGCTTTCGCCCTTATCCACTGTACACGCGCAGCCCTTATGGAGTGGCGGCGTCAAGGTCGTGACCGTCACGTCGTTCATCGCCAGGCACATCTTACAGCTTCCTGGCGCAGCCCTCCAGACAGAGGAATACCCCGCGCGTTTGAAACCCGCAACCAGCGTCTTATTCAGCGCCATCGCCGCCTCGTGGCGCGCCATTACCTCCGCACGCGCATCACCCCAATCAACCAGCTTCGAGCGCAGTGCGCTCACCGCGTCGCCATCGGCGCCCGCGATGATCCGTTCCACCTGCGCCAGGTTCGCCTTGCACAGGCGCTCCGATGTGTCGGAGTAATACCGGCCAAGGTACCCGGACAGCCAATCCTCGGTCACATCGGCGGAATTGCCCACGCTGGCCGTGATGCGCTCCATCGCCGTGCGCGCGATACCCTCAATCGCGGCCTTCTGATCGGCAGGCATGGCGCCCGCCAGGTCCTTGTAGTAAGCGTTCAGCTCCTCCACCAACCGCGTCAGAGAATCGCCGGAGCGGACGCCCAACACGCGCTGCGCGAGCCGGAGCACGTCCTGCGCCTGTTTGCTCAGCCACTTAGAAAAGGCCGCCCGTAGCGCCTCGTAGGCGCCAGCGTCCAGCCCCCAATGCTTGAGCGCGGCTTCTAGGTCGTTTCCTGCGGCGCGCCGCTCGCCGCCAGCCCGAAAGGGTCCGAGCGCGCAGCAGGCTCCTTTTCCTTCGCCGTGCCCGGCGTCGTGACATTCAGCGGCAGGCGCATCTCGTCGCCGCCCTCAATCGGGTTCATGTTCTCCTTCGCCCGCGCCTCGTTCGGCGTCAGGATGCCAGCGTTGATGCCCAGCGAGTACGCCTCATAGCGCGACTTCGTGTCGCCCCGGAGGAAGCTGCCGGTCTCGTGCTCGATGAAGAAGCGCCTCCGCTCGTTCATCGTCATCAGTCCGCGCGTGAATCCCTGCTCAAACCGGAGCATCCACGGCAGCAGGCCCCGCTGCAAATAGCCTAGGTCCTGGTGCTCGATGTTGGAGAACGTCGCCCGGTCCAGATCGTTGATCAGGTGCAGCGGCACGCGGTACATCGCCGCGATCTCGCTGCGCTGAAACTTCCGGGTTTCGAGGAATTGCGCCTCCTCCGGCGAGATGCCCAGCGCCTGGTACGTCGCGCCCTGCTCCAGGATCGCCACGCCATGCGAGCGCTGCAGCCCTTTGTACATCTCCTTGAACTGCCGCTCGGTCCGCTCAAACGCCGGATCGCTCATCGGCGCGCCCGGCACGCTGATCACGCCGCCCAGGTGCGTGCCGTCTTTGAAAACCCGCGCCCCCCACGACTCCGCCGCCATGCCCAGCCCGATGGCCTCCCGCGCATAGCCGATGGGGGACAGGCCCAGCAGCCCGTCATACGACAGGCCCGGAATGTGCAGGATCTCAAACCGCGAGAAAACCTCGCCCAGCACCTTAAAGCGCACCTGCCCGTTCGTGTCCCGGTACGGCGTAACGTCGGTATGCAGCAGCGGCCAGAGCGCCATCACGCGCCCCGACATGTCGTACTCCACGAATGCGTAAGCATTGCCGCCCAGCAGCAGATTAACCATCATCGCCTGCTTGAACGACATCGCGGTCATTTCGCTGTTTGGCTCATCGTGCAGGAGGAAGTACAACGGGTGCGACCGGGCGCGCTCCTTGCCGCCGTCCTTTGTCCGCATATAGACGTACATCGGCAGCGCCGCGATGTCCTCGGACAGCACGCGCACGCACGCCTGTACCGCGGCCAGCCGCATCGCCGAATCCTCCGTAACCGTGACGCCGGCGTCGGTCGGCACGATCGTGCCATACATCGCCCCGCCCGGCTGGCGCCCCGGCATGATCTTGTCCAGCGCGCTGCGCATAGCAGATCTGATGCCCATACGCCAACACCCCCTTAAAAACGAATGACGCGCGGAGCGCGCGTCTCATAGACCGACTGATTCTCCCGCCAGCGGACCGCCCGGTCGAGCGCCATCACAAGCGCCACGATACCGTCGATCTTCTCCGGCGACTTTTCCTTGTCCGGCTTGATGTTGCCCGCCGGATCGATTTTGACAACAACGTTCTCGGCCATCCAGTCTAGCACCGGATGGTGTCCGTGCCGGATGCCGTGCTCCAGGATCAGCCGCTCCAACTCCTTCGACGGTGGCGACATGGACGCAAACCCCTGACCAAACTGGACCAGCGTCGTGCCGGAGCCGGACAGCGCGTTCTCGATGTCCGCGCGCAGCTTCGCAGCGCCCCACCGGTCGAACGCGATCTCCTGAATGTCGAAGTCAACGCGCAGCGCCTCGATGCGCTGGAGGATGAAATTGTAATCCGTGACCTCGCCCGGCGTCGCTTCCAGCACGCCGGCGCGCACCCACGGCCGCAAGTCAATGCCGCCCTTCCGGCGATGCTTCAACTGCTCTTCCGGAATCCAGAAGAACGGCAGCGCAGTGAACGTGCCGTCCTCAGACGGGAACACGAGCACGAGCGCGCAGAAGTCGTCTGTGCTGCCAAGGTCCAGCCCGGCGTAGCACTTGCATCCCAGCAGGTCCGCGTACTTGACCTCGCCCGCCGTCGCATTCCAGGCGTCGCGGCGAATCCAGCGCGTCAGGTTCTGCACCCATTGATTCAGGTACAGGTGACGGAAGGACACCTCTTGTGTCGGGAGAATTTTCGCGCGCTGTGCGTACGACCGGATCTCCTCCAGATCGCGGAACGCGCCCGCAGAAGGGTTCGCTTTACGCCATACGGCTTCATCCCAAATGTCCTCCGATTCCAGTGCTTCATAGATCAGCGGATAAAACGTCGGGTCCGCCACCTCGCCGGACTGTACTTTCTTGCCGTACTGGTACAGCTCGTAGCACAGGCTCTGCAGGTCGGTGCCGGCCGTCGTGATCGTCACAAACAGCGGCTCCCGCCGGGCGCCCATGCCCGTTTTCAGGACGTCGTACAGGTCGCGGCTCTTTGCCTCGTGCAGCTCGTCGTAGATGACGAACGACGGGTTCAGGCCGTGCGCCGTCGCGCTTTCACGGGACAGCGCTTTGTAGAAGGACTCCGTCTCGTGCCGCACGATGCGCTTCGTCGCGTCGTAGATCGTGCAGCGCTTTTTCAGCGCCGCGTTTGCCCGGATCATCGACGCGGCCATGTTGAAAACCAGCGCCGCCTGATCGCGGTCGTTCGCCGCGGAGTAAATCTCCTGGCCGTATTCCGGCGAGCAGAAAAGCTGGTAAACGACGCACGCCGCGATGGTCGTGGTGTTGTGAGTGACCGTGAATTTCCGCCCGGCCAAATACAGATGATCAGCGTTATCGACCTGAATGCACTGCACTGGTACGCTGGGTACAGGCCGGATGCTGATGATGCTCTTGTTCCCCATGCGCGGTGCCAACACCAATTTCAGCCGCTCGACCTTGCGGTGCAGCTTGAAGCATGGCTCATCGCGGCCAACAAAAAAGGTGACGCTGAAAACGTCACCCACATCGATTCCGTTACATCGCGCCCGCTTTCGTCGGACATTGTGCTTGATCCCCAGAGAAGCAAGCAGTTCCGAAAAGTCATCAATCATCCGCTTCGACTTTTGGACAAATTCGCACTGGCCTGCCCTCGAAGCATACCCGTCAGTATCCATAAGCCCGCGCAGAAGTTCAAATCGTTGCTCCCGGCTGGACTGCAAGTACAGTCGCGGGATGTGTTTTGCGCCCAACACGCCCATAGCACGCAACGCCGACAAAACCGTATTGCTCCTGCCAACCTTTTTACCGAGCAATACTGCCCACGCCGATCTATAGCGGTGAGCGCGGCGCGCCCATCCACCCAGAAGGCGCAACATCTCGAACAAGTCGACATCCCCAACGGTAACACGATTCCCAGCCGAATAACCATCACCGAGCCAGACGCCAAACACATAAGGATCGAGCGGCAGATCGACTGCGGAATACTCAACAGGTGCAGGCGTAGGAACGCGATACTTGTACTCCGTTCCCTTGCCATCTGACCGCGCATGTGCGAAATTCTCCGCCATCTGTGCCGTCGTTACCACATACCGACCGCGCCCAGATCGGCGCGAGTCCTTGGTCTCTACCATCCACCGGTGGTCGGCGTCGGCGATCAGAATCTCGCCATCCTCAAACACGACCTCATAGCAATCATGATCCGTGTACGCCGGAGATTTGTATGTGATGCGCGTTGGCTTTCCGTCAGCCCCGAACACCTCATCACCAACCGCAAGCTCACCCATCGTCCGCCACCCAGATGGTGTCGGAATCGGAGTCTCAACCCAAAGAGCCTTCCCGTTTTTACGCGGTATCTCGACGAACGCCTCGCGGTACTGCCGCGTGCCGTCTGGGTTCACGGTGGCGAAGATATCGACGAAGAACTTCTCCTGCCACGGTAGCCACTTGATGCACGGCCGGCTCTTGATCGAGCCGCCCTTCGGGTCTTTCAGCAGCCGCACGAACGCAAGCACGTGGTCGGCCTTTGCCTGATCGATCACGAAGGGTCACCACCTCATCACCAGCGGCGCAGCAACCGCTTCATCTTGTCCATCTCGCCCTGCACATCTGGCAGAGTCAAGTGCCCCTCGTTATCATTTAGGCAAGATGTTAAGCCCCTTTTGGGGTAGAATTATTACCGGCATTGTATTATACTGAGAAAAGCTGGTCGGGTTTGCAATATCATGGATTCCAAAGCAAGGGGCGAGGTAAATATGCATTTGCTGTGGTCTCGCTTTCGTGTTCGCGTGCAAGCATTTACCCTTCGAAAAAGGCTAATCGCAATTCTTGTTGCCGTAGCAATTTTGTCAATTAGCACATTCGCTCTTTGGATTTTCAACAACCAGCAAGGCGTTTGGATTGGCTCTTTATTCTTCCGAAAAGTTGCTGAAAATCGCTATGAAACATCTGCTCTCAACAATCCGGCAATTAAATCCGAAGTAACCATCGAACTCGACGAGGGGTATCGCGTTAAATGGGATGGCTATGAATGGTACGGCATAATGGTTCCCGACGGTTTCACTGATAAAGATGGCAATGTAATCCCGGACGAGCAAATGCCATTTTGGCAAAGAATACAGAGCATCTCTCAGCATGGCAAAGAATCGCACAAGTATTATTTTAAAGCGAAGTTGGACACCATGCGAGCGGGAGAGTTTGAGACTTTAGGCCACGACGACTTGTCACCATACTTCTGGTTTTTCGGCTTGTTCTTTCTCGTTCTTATCTACTTATTCCCTAATGCAGGTAACCGACTGCACGGTATTATATACAGCGAATACTCTGAACCGCTTAACGAAGAAGAACGGCAGCAAAAAAGATTTGATGTTTTTATTACAGGAATCATTCTTGTAGCGTGTTCAGTAATCTATGTTGCGCAAACCATTATCTCAAATTGGGTATAGCCTGATCGATCACGAAGGGTCACCACCTCATCACCCGCCGCGCAGCAGCTTCTCCATTTCGTCCACCTCGCCCGGCGCATCCGGCAGGACCATCCGACCGCGCGCGGCCGGCGTCATTCCAAACTCGCGCGCCCAATCGCGCATCTCTTTTCCGTAGGCACGCAGCATCCGCGACTGCGGCAGTTCGTCCAGGTAGACGCTGCCCGGCTGCGTCGCGGCGTGCGGCTTGTAAACCAGCATGTTCGCCTTCGTAAGGTCGGTCGCCATCTTCCGGAAGTTCGCGTACATGACGCAGTAGGCTTCCAGCGCCTTCAGGTCCGCAACCGTGAGCAGATGTGTCGCCGCCAGCATTGGCGCGTTCTCGTGCCAGCATTCCTTTGCTGGTTCCGGCATGTACTCCGGCGGCTCCGGCACGGCGCCCGGCGCGATTTCCAGCGGCTTCGGCTCGGCCGCGGCCCGCTGGTCCAGATCGGGAATCTTCGACGGGTTTCCGTTCAGCAGATGCAGCGCCGTCGGCTTCCTCGGCCGACCGCCCTTATTGCCAACTGACATACACATCACCTCAAAATAAGTATTGTTATTGACTCTTTAACTTGGTTAACGTAGAATATATACTGCAAGAAACGGTCGTAGGCAATTTGGTAAACGATAGGGAGAGACGATAGAATGAAACCTAGAAATCGCCTTCAGGCGATATTCTGTTCACTGCTGATTTTTGCCTTATCTTTAGCGGCATTTCCCGTCTTGGCGGAGGGAAACACTGGAAACCCCGTTATCACCAGCGGAGAATATAGATACACGATCAACACCGACGGAACGGTATCAATTTACGCTTACGACGGATCGGCATCCGAGTTGACGATCCCTTCTTTACTGGACGGATATTTGGTAACTGGAATCCTCAAAGGGGCCTTCTCAGCAAGGGATGACTTGACCTCTGTCGTCATCCCTAACAGCGTGACGTTCATCGACACAGCCGTTTTCAACAATAGTTTGAGGCTAAGCACTATTGAAGTTTCAGAGAACAACCCAAATTTTGCCGCTATCGATGATGTATTATTTAGTAAAGTGACAAATACACTTATTTCATATCCTTGTGGAAAAAGCACGGCATCCTATGAAATACCGCGTGGAACAACAGCTATCGATGAATACGCCGTCTCTGCATGCGCTCACCTAACCTCCGTAACCATCCCGGATAGCGTGACATCCATTGGAGCAGGTGCTTTTACTGGTTGCAGAGAGCTCTGCATGATTGATGTTTCAGAAAATAATCCTGCGTATGATTCTATCGACGGCGTACTGTTTGACAAGAGGACGAATGCATTGCAAGCCTATCCTTGCGGGAAAAGTTCAATATCCTATGAAATCCCTCTCGGCACAACCTCCATCGGGAATTCTGCTTTTCTTCAGAGCAACCTAACTTCCATCAATATCCCAGACAGCGTTATCGATATCGGACAATCGGCCTTTTTTTCTTGCGATAGGCTATCCTCCGTTACCATACCACATAGCGTGGCCTCTATTGGATTTTCAGCCTTTACTTTTTGCAAGGGTCTAGCCTCAGTCACCATTCCAGATGGCGTAATATCGATTGGAGACTATGCATTCTCTCAATGTGATAACCTCGATTCCATTACCATTCCGGCCAGTGTGGTGAGCATAGGGGAAAATGCGTTTAGTAGGCTAGACGATGACATAACTATGAATGTAACTAGTGGCTCTTATGGTGAAGAATACGCTGTTGAGAACGGCTACCCGCACAAATAGGTACAGCGAAGGAACAGCATCAGCCATCACCTCCGAACAGGTTCCTCCTGTAAAACTCAAAAAGCTCCGCGTCGTTCTCGAACGAGAACTGCTCGATCTTCGGGTTCTCATTCAGGTTCGAGGACGTTTCGATCACGTGCCAGGCTCCGGCACGGTGGACGGTGTGATTTCCAGCGGCTTCGGCTCAGCCGCGGCGCGCTGCTCCAGATCGGGCAGCTTCGCGGGTTCCCGTTCAGCAGATGCAGCGCCGTAGGCTTCCGCGGCCGACCGCCCCGGTTCCCAACGGCCACATATATCACCTCCGAAAAGCAAAATCAACAAAGCAAATTGACCGTTCTGGGAAGATGTGTTAGAATAGCGGCAAGATAAGGATGGTGTTCGAAATGATGGCGAAAGCTCCATGTAACGAACCGATCACCGAGCTGATCCATTAGAGGTGTTATATGAGAAGGCGCATTCGTTCATTCTTTATTCTTTCACTATGCCTGGGTGTAGCTGCTCTCGGTATCAAAATCCTTATCATTACCGGTATCTTAGTTGCGGATATTCCTTTTCTAGATATCTGCATTGTAACTTTTGGCTTATGTGCGATGTTTTCCGGTGTGCTTGATGTGATTGAAATATGGGGAGCGCGTCCAAAGCAAAAGCATATAATGATGATTAAACAAAAAATATTCGTACGTATCTTAAAAGAAGTAATATCATGCGCGGAAATTGAAATCAAAAACATCAGCGATGGCAATGAATCTATTTGGACAGTCGGGCAAATAGAAAACGTTGTTTTGCCCGAAATGCGTGAATTACTATCATATGCACTGAATGGAATAGTGTTTTACAAATACGGAGAAAAGCAAAGATTGCTTGAATCCGCATATATAATGACCGATTCATTGGAGCATTTAGATAACACTGCATTGGGAAAACAAATAGGCAAACTGCAAAATCTCTATTTTATAATATAAGTGGGGGCTTTCGACAGAAGAGCGTGTCCGGAGTTTTTATAAGGAGATGCCAACTACGAGGAATACTGCCACACCGTGGAGTTATTTCCATATCCTCACTGTGGAATAAAGGCATAAAGCAGTTACGTATTTTTGAACAGGTTCCACCTGTAAAACTCAAAGAGCGCCGCGTCGTTCTCGAACGAAAACTGCTCGATCTTCGGGTTCTCGTTCAAGTTCGAGGACGTCTCAATCACGTACCAGGCGCCCGCGGTCCGCGCCAGGATTACCTTGCTGTGATTTTTCAGGCTCGCGTACCGCCAGCCGTTCCGCTCGCAGATCGCCTTGAAGAACGCGTAGTAGTCGTACTTCTCCGATTTGCGGGAATCATCCCACTCAACCAGCCCGGACAGCACGAACGCCGCGCTGCCGATCAGCCCCGCTTCATGGAGCCGCTCAAGCTGGCCGATCTCCTTCGTGCCGACGCGGAACGTCGAGCAGTACAGGTCGATGATCGGCTCTTTCTGCGCCAGCCACATGATCAGGGAGCAGGATGACCAGCCGCCCGCATCGGACAGCAGCTTGAAGCACTCGCCCGGCGCCGGTGGGTTTTCGAGGAAGCGGAGCAGCGTGTGCATGGACCGCGTCAGGTCGAAGCACACCCGGCGCTTCGCCTCCATCTTCAGCAGCGCGCCGGACGGCGCTGCGTCGAGCGCCGCTTCGTCGGGCGCCTCGCCCGGACCATCATCCTCCGCCATAAGCTGGAGGATGTCCGCGGACGATTGACCGCCCAGCATGCTCAGGATGTCCTCGGCTTCGTTCAT